TTATGTTGTATGTTGGAGCTATTGCGGTTTTTATGTGAAATATGCTGATGAAAAAATGGGTGTAACAAAATTTGTCGCCCATGATAAATTAATCAGAAGTGAAATAATCGGCAATATCCACGACAACCCCGACCTACTGAAAGGACTTGAAAAATGAAAAAAGCAATAACGCTATGCATAATTTTAATACTACTATTCAGCACACAGGCACAGGCGGGGCAACGCAGCGAGTTCTTTAGCTTTATGAGCTACCGGGCTATTACTTACCGCAACTCCCGCCAATGGCAAATGCAGCAATCCGCATGGACTGATTTTGATGGGTTGCGTCGGTATAACAGTCTCATCATGGTAGCCATAGGCACGGGACATGGGCATTTCGTTGGCGATGAGATATATATCACGTTATCAAGCGGCATGTCATTCCCTGCCATCGTCGGTGACATCAAATGTGACCGGCACACAGACCCAACAAACAGGTTTACAGCACACAACAACTGCTGGTTGGAATTTATCGTGTGCATACCGAGCATATGTCCCATAGCACGAAACAGAGGTGACATCTCGTTCAAAGGGTTTTATGGTTATGTGGTGAGCATTGAGGCGCATAACATATATTTTTGCCATGGATACATGCTGTGCCTGCCGTGGTGTGAGTACTGTGGTAATTATTCGGTACCCTATTATTGGCTACTGCATTAAGGGGGTGTGACAAATGAATATTTCAAAAAGCATACCCCGGCGTATAACCATTAACGGGCGCGATTATGTAGATGAAAAAATATATCTTGCTAGAGCTGCATACACGCCCACAGAGTTAAAGAAGGCTAAAGCGGGCGGCCTGCCGCATCACACTAAAAACATAGGTGGGAACAAGTACGATTATTTTAACCTGCATGACTGTGAGCAGTGGCACGCGGGGAATTGGGAAGGGGAGACGGCTTGAGGATGAATAGATTGACTAGAAAAATCGAAGGCGGGCAGGACGCATTCGGCGCACCGCTGGTCGGCACCTATGAAATAGTTGACGATACACCGGGGCTGGCAATGGCAAAAGTGCGGTGTCAACTTGGGCGGTATGAGGATACCGGCTTAACGCCTGAATCTGTGCAGCAAATAAAGAATTCCCTTGATGATATAGAGGCTTTAGGGGACTTGAGCAACAGAGTTGGTGATATCTTACGTGAGATTGACGAGCCTTCATCGAAGCTTGTGCGGGCAAAAAAGGGGTTACGGGTAATAATTGACATCATGGAAGGCTTGTAAAAAAATAAAAAAGCCGCCTTCCTCCCCCCAAAAAAGCAACTTCCGAGACAACAGTGTCCACCGCTATTATATCAAACCGCAGGGTAAAATGTCAAATTTCAGGAGGGAACGTATGACGGCAAAACAATACCTGTCACAGGCCTACAGAGCCATAGAAAAAGCCGCCGAGCTGCGAAAACAGATTGAGCGATTAAACGACGAAATGGCCCGATTAGGCCGTTCAATCACCGAGGGTAGCAAGGTGCAATTCACCCCGCCAAAAGACCCGATGGGTGACAGGGTGGCGGATGTTGTTGATAAAATCGCGGCGCGGGAAAAACAACTTGCGCGGTGGGAGGACATCTTGTATTCAGTCGAGGACGCGCTGAATAGCCTCGACTGTGTGACATGTTACAAGGTACTTCACGGAAAGTACGTTCAGGACATGACATTGCCGGAAGTCGCCACAGAACTAGGGTACAGTATTCACCAGGTCAAGCGGATGCACACCGTAGGACTAGCTGAAATTGAAGCTTTCTTGCAATCTGAAAAACTGGGCGCATGATTGCACCGTGTTTACACCTTATTGCGCCGAAGCGCGAAGAAAAGGTGTTGACATTTGCCAGAATCTGTGTTTATATTTATACTAGCGGACGGAAACGCCAGAACGCTTCCGCGCCGCATGTATAAATATTAAGCACACACCGTCCATACTGGGCGGTTTTTTATTTGAGGTGACGGCGGTGTGGACTGGGATAAAATTCATGCAGACTGGAAGGCAGGAATGCAACCGCCGGAACTTGAAAAGAAATACGGCGTAAAGCAGGACACTGTCCGCAAGCGCATTAATCGTTACTGGAAACAGGACGCGGGACAGGACAAAAAACGGGACAGGACAGAAAAACAGCCCAAGCCTCGCGCGAAGACAGGCGTTGGCGGCAATGGCAACTTAATACCCTATAGCATGAGAAGCGAGGACGAAGCAAGAGAAGATGGACGCAAGGGCGGCGTTAAATCTGGCGAGGTTCGCCGCGAAAAGTCAGCGGCAAAAGCCGTTGCCTTGATGGTTCTGAACGGTGACATCCCCACTAGCAGCACAAAGACAAGTGCCATGCGGACTATGCTACAGGAAATGGGAATACTCGCGACGGAATTGAACATGCAGGCCGCAATGATTGGTGGTCAAGTGCTTTCTGGCATGAGGGGCAATCACCTTGCGGCGCAATTGGTTCTAAGCCTTGTTGGTGAAGACCCAACAATGAATTTGAAAACTCGTGAGGTTGACTTACGCGAAAAAGACCAAGAATCCGATTCCGACAACGCACTGCTGGATGACTGGTTAGAGGGTATTGCGGATGAATAGGAGTGGTTAAAATGGGTACACGTTCACCTCTTAACAAAAATACAGGCGTTTTGGAAGTTCAAGGAATGTTTTTGGGCGCAAATACGCCAACCCCCGAATTTGCAAATGTGCAAGTGCGATTCACGAGCGACAAGCGCGGCGAAACAATAAGCCTTGCTTGTAACGATATGCAAATAACCGTACCGTTTGAGCAGGTGCGAGGATTGATAGCAGATGTGCGAAACCCAAGAAAAAGCAATAACTAGAGCCGATAAATTCAAAAAATGCCGCCAAGCGTGGCGTAAAGACCCAGTATTGTTTATGCGCCAAGTGCTGAATTTTGAGCCTGATGACTGGCAGATTGAAGCGGCGCATGATTTAGCCAAAAATCCAAAAGTAAGCATACGGTCTGGGCAAGGTGTCGGAAAGACCGCATTTGAAGCGGCTATATTGCTGTGGTTCTTAGTCTGCTTTCCATTTGCGCGGGTGGTTGCAACTGCGCCGACACGCCAACAACTCCATGATGTGCTTTGGTCTGAAATCTCAAAATGGCAATCACGCAGTATTTTGTTGCGGAAAATCCTAAAATGGACGAAAACCCGCGTTTATGTAAAAAAGCAAGATGAGCGGTGGTTTGCCGTTGCCAGGACAGCCACGAAACCCGAAAACATGCAGGGCTTCCACGAAGATAATATGCTCTTCATCGTGGACGAAGCCTCCGGTGTTGCAAATGTAATCATGGAAGCCATTGACGGCACGTTGACAGGCGAAAATAACAAGCTGTTGATGTGCGGAAATCCCACGAAAACGACAGGCGCGTTTTTTGATAGCTTCCACGCCAACCGCACTAAATACAAAACGCACGTAGTTTCCGCACGGGACAGCAACCGCACCAACAAAGACAATATCCAGTTTTTGATAGATAAATACGGCGAGGATTCAAATGTCGTTAGGGTTCGCGTTGACGGTGAATTTCCCGAAAATGACGATGATGTTTTTATCACGCTTTCTATGGCTGAAAAGGCTGTTAATACGGATGCTGATACTAAAGGCGTTATCTCATTTGGGGTGGACGTGGCGCGGTATGGCGCAGACAAAACCGTTATCTGCGTGAAAAAGGGCAATGCAATCACTTTCCCGATAGTCAAGCGCGGACAGGATTTAATGCGTACTGTGGGCGACATAGTCCTACAATACAAGGAAGCAATCAAGGGCTATCAAGGTAAAATCATGGTCAATATTGACGATGCAGGGTTGGGCGGTGGGGTGACAGACCGCTTGGAGGAAGTAAGGCGCGAACAAGGGTTTTCCCAAATGGTGATAAATGCCGTAAATGCTGGGGCAAGCGCAAGAAACGACAACTACGATGAAGAAAAGTACGAGAATTTGGGTACGCTCCTTTGGGCGAATGTGCGGGAGTTATTGCGTGAAGATGAAGCCAGCCGGAAAAAGTGCGAGTTATCTTTCCCAAACGACAATGAGCTTATTGCCCAACTTTCCACACGGAAATACCACTTAACGAGCCGTGGGCGCGTTGCTCTTGAACGCAAGGAAGATATGAAAAAGCGAGGCTTGCCCTCTCCCGATAAAGGGGACGCGGTGGCGTTGGCTTGTTATGTGCCGCATAGGGCTAGTTTTGTTACTTTGAGAGGTTGATGACGAAAAATGGTTAAGAGATACAGGAAACTGCCAATTGTGATTGAAGCCGTACAATGGACAGGTGAAAACTGGAAAGAACTTGGAGATTTTATAAAGTGTATACACGCATTGCTTCCCGACAAGGGGGAAATTGACATTTGTACACTTGAGGGAAGCACGACCGCAAGCAGAGGTGATTACATCATCAAGGGCGTAAACGGTGAATTTTACCCATGCAAGCCCGATATTTTCAACAAAACATATGAATTGGCAGATTAACCGTTTAGGCTATTTTTTTCATGCAAAGGAGTGAGGGCGATTGTTGGTAACAGTTGGTGATATGGCTAAATATTCCTCGCTTGCGGATTTTATTCAAAAAACCGTGAACGAATGGCAGGGCAGCAGTGAGTACGCAGAAATTATACGCAATTATAAATATCACGCTGGCGAGAATCCTACACTTTCAGCCGCCAAATGGAAACAAGTAGCCCTCGACACAGGCGGCGTTTTGAATTTGAAACCCCAACATAAAATCGTGTCGCACCTTTTCAAAACGATTGTCGAAAAGCGGGAACATAGGGTTCTTAATAATCCGATACAATTCAGCGCAAACGTAGACATGGGCAGAAATTTTCAATACGTCATGAAAGACAGTCTGCATGATGGCTTGATTGCGGGTAGAAGTTGGGCGTTTTGGGAAGTTGACCGCGTAAAACAATTCAAGGCATTGGAATATGTGCCTATTTTTGATGATGATACAGGCGATATGGTTAAAGGCATAAGGGTGTCACAGCTTGCGCCCGATAGACCTATCAAATATGAGTTTTTCGAGCTGGGCGGCATTACGACCTTCCGACAGGATAAGCAAGGCAGCAAGATTGAGCAGGTGTCAGACATTACCCCCTACCGCTACAGCGAACGCCGATGGGACAACATGCGACAAATATCGAATGTGCAAAATTACAATGTGCTTCCCATTGCTCCAATGTACGTCAACCGCGAGCAAACCAGCTTTTTGTCGCCACCGGTGAAATCAAAAATTGACGCTTACGATATGATGTTAACTTTTTACACAGATGAGTTTCTGAAATCCAATTTTATATACTTTATGCTATCTGGTTACGGCGGCACGGTTGAAGAACTTCTCGAAATCAAAGATGCAGCAATGAAATTGGGCATTTTACAGCAAGGCGGCAGAGACGCATCAATGGACGCTAAAACCCTAGATCCGCCGCATGAAGCGTTTGATCGCATTATGGATCGGCTTGAAGAAGGCGTTTACCTTGATTCTATGACGTTCAACCCTGCGAAAGTAGCAGGGAGTGCGAATATCGCCACGGCAATTATGGCAGGGCAGAAGCCCGAAGAAATAAGCTCCGGCGGCACGGAATCCCACGTTAGCAAATGCGTTGAGGATTTACTTGCAATTCGCGGCATGGAATCCGAGGTAATTATCACGCCAACGGAAATCATTGATGACCGAAGCAAGACGGAGATGGTCGGCATGATGGTGGATAGGGAAGTTTTAACTCCCGAAATGGCGGTGCAGTTTGTTCCATGGATGCGTGGGCGAGAGGAGGAAATAATTAAATCACAAAGGCGTGAAGCCTTGGGGCATGATGAATACCGGGAAGATGATGAGACATGACACAACAGGAAAGACGAGCATTACAATCCCTCGACATCCGATTAAAACGCTTGTTTCAGACTTCCGCAACACAAGCTACACAAAACCATGCTGCTGCCCTGCAACGTGCCACGCGCTTTGAGGAAAGGTTGTCACAGGGGCTATTCCCGGAAATGTCCGCCTCCGACATAGCGCGGGCGCGTCAGAATTATGCCTTGCAGGCTTTACGTCAAGAAGGAATTGTTAACGGAATAATGCAGGATATGGCGCGGACAGGCGATTTAGCGGGCGAAATGATTCGCGGCGAACAGCTTAATATCTTCCGGCAAGGCTATAATGCCATAGCAACTGGCCTGCAACGTCAAATGGGCAATGTCGGATTGCGTGTTGATTGGGGATTTTACAACCGTGAACAATTACAAATACTGCTTGAAAATTCCCCCGAAAGCCCATTTACTAAAGTTGCATATCGTAATTTAGGATTAGGCAATGAGCGTTTTCGCAGGGCAGTAGAAAATAAATTACGTGAAACACTCGCGGAAGCCATTGTATTGGGCGAAGGCATGCCGGATATTACCCGACGCATACAGGCTATCACTGGCGGCGAATATTACAAAGCGCGGCGAATTGCTCGCACTGAAACCCTAAGAGTGGCTAACCAAGGCAGATATGAAGCCGCCAAACAAGCTATCGATGAATATGGCATAATTGCTACAAAAGTGTGGGTGTCCACAGTTGATGATAGGGTTCGTGATGACCATGCCGACATGAAAGGCGCGGAAGCGGGGGAAGATGGGTATTTTGTTTTGCCGAATGGCGAAAAAGCATTACACCCGCTTGACCCGGATTTATCGGCGGAACAATCTATAAACTGCAGATGTTCTCACCTTTACCGCATACCACAATCCCGAGAATCGCAAGCATACCGCGACTTAAAGGCGCGATGGGAAGAGCAAAACCGAGACAATATGCCAACGGCAGAACAAAACAAACGAAGGCAGCAGGAAATGATGGCAGCGCAAAGGGGGCAATGACGTGGCAAAAAACGGATTTACGAGTTATCGAAAAGATGTTGAGCGTCAAATGGAGAGAAAAATTGACAAAGCCCTTGCTTCCGTAGGGCTGAAAGCAGATGAAATCCAAGCTATGGAAATTGAAACACAGCCACGCTTCGGTGATGCGGCTGGCTTTGGCGCGGTTGACACCGGGCATATGCTTTCGAGCGTTGGACACCAAATTGATAGGCAAAACAAGCAAGTTATCACTGGTAATGCCGCGCCGTATGCGATTTATGTAACAATGGGAACGCATAAAATGCCCTCGCGCCCATTCATGCAGAATATGATTAATAATTATGCCGATGATTTCAAAGCGGTTGTGGAAGACGCTATGAGGGATTAGGCGGCTTTTATATTTCATGACCGTAGACGAAGGGTTGCGCGCCTGTAAGTCCCATGAGGACGCTTGTAGGCATGGAAATTCTCGGGTGCAACTCCCGAGACGGTAAATAATGTCCTGCATGACGAAAAACTGCAAAATTGCCAGCCTGTAGGCGAAACAACAGGCAAACGGCGCGTGTATGCGCCGATGAAAGGAGTATCGCATGGAAATCAAATTTGGAAAACCGAGTAACGGCGAAATTCAAGGATTGATTACGGGGGTTTTGGACGGCATAGAGGGCATTACCAATACGCAGGTCAAAACTATTGCAACCTCTGTGTTGAACTTATGGGACACTCGCATTGCGGATTATCGGGCAGAGGTAAAAACCGTAACCGATGCAATGCAAGTCCAACTTGACGATGCGCAAAAAGAAGCGGATAGCTTCATGGAAACGTTCAATGCTGACCAAGAATCGTACAAAGTAAAGTACGAAACTGACCTGCCTGCTTTGCAGGAAAAACTTGATGACGAGATTGCCGCTCATGCGACATTCCGAACCGAGACCGAGCAAGCCGCAACCAACGCAGTCAAGCAAAAGCTATACATGGATTTGCTGACCGCAAATATTTTCGACCCGGACGAAAGGGAACGCGCAAAAGAATGGCGGGATTGCAACAAAGATTTGCTTGAACTCGACAAAGAGGGTAAGCAATTCAAAGACACCGCTAAAATTGTGGCAGACCTTAAAGAGCGCAACCCCGAAAGTAGATTCGGAGTTGAAACACAGGGTGGGGCGCGGACGTTTTCGAGTAGTCCGTTTGCGGCACAAACCTCAACCGCGCCAAGTTTTACGAGCGGTGAGGGTCAAATAAGTAGTGTTAATGCGACCATGAATGCCGCGTTTAGGAGCATGAAAGCCGCAGAAACAGCAGAATAGAGGGAAATTATGGCGAAAAGACTAAGCCGAGCCAAGCAAGAAAAACGGTGGGAAGCTGAATCAGACGCGCATACAATTACGCGATATGGTGCAATTTGCGCGGACGCTTCACGATTAAAAGCGGCGCAAAATATTCTTGAAGAAGAAGCCGCCGCAACCGCCGTCGCGCTACAGGCTACAGCGGCAAACGCGGCAATGAACGCCATGATTCGCGGAAATCAAAATTAAGGAGTGTAAAAATTGGCAGATAGATGGATTAACCGTACCGATGCCGCAACACTTATACCTAAAGAGGTTGTACTTGACCTTATTAACGGTGTGCGTAAACAATCGGTAGCAATGCGGCTGTTGCGCCGCTTGCCTAATATGTCATCCGACCAAGGCAAGTTTTCAGTGCTTGAAATGTTGCCAAGGGCAGGATTTGTAAAAAGAAACGCAGGATTGAAGCCTGTGTCAAAAGTTGCATGGGCAGAAAAAGAATTGGTCGTTGGCGAAATCGCCGTTATTCTTGCCGTGCCGGATGCAATTATAGCCGACGCAGAATATGATATTTGGGGCGAAATTCGACCGCTTGTCATTGAATCTTTTGGGCGAATATTTGACGAGCAAGTATTTAACGGCGGCTTGCCTAATGTTCCCGCCGAATGGCCGAGAGGCTTAATTCCTATGACTATTGCGGCGGGTAATGTGGTGCAAGAGGGTACAGGTGGCGACATTTTAGCCGATGTTGCAAGAATGATTACAATGCAGTATAAAAAGGCTTACGATGTCACAGGTGTAGCCGCACAGCGCACGTTGCAAGCTGAATTGCTGGACGTTCGCGATGATAACCGCCAATTCCTTTTCGCTTCTCCGACAGCGGGCGCGGGAACGTCATTGTTTGGCGTACCCGCCGAATATGTAGACCAGGGTGTTTGGGACGTTGAAAAAGCAACCGCAATAGCGGGTGATTGGAATAATGCAGTATATTCTATCCGTTCCGATGTGTCCTTCACCTTGAGCAATACCGCTGTCTTGAACGATGAGGATGGACGTATTTGGCTTAACAGCTTCCAACAAGACTGTACCGCGTTCCGCGCTGTTATGCGGGTGGCGTGGCAAGTTGCAGACCCTGTGGACATTGACCGGGTAGATGCAGACGGGCGCAGGTTGGACAATGTATTCCCGTTCGCCGTTCTTACGCCCGGCCCCGTAACACCATAAGGAGGCGTTACGAATGTACAAGGCATTGATACAATTCCGCGATTTGGATGGAGAGATATACAACGAGGGCAATTCATACCCACGCGGCGAAGTGACGGACGAGCGAATAGGGCAACTTTTGACGGCAAACAATGGCACGAAAGCACCTGTAATTATTGCAGAAGAGCCGCCACCGCCGCCAAACCCCGCAGAAATGAGCATTGACGAACTTTATCAGTTTGCAGTTCGGCAAGGCGTTGAAATCCCTCCTGATATTACTGCGGAATGCCAAGCCTTGCGCGACAAGCTGGCGGTATTTGTAGGTGGATTGCTGGGCGAAGAAGCCGGACATAGCGAAAATTTCCCTGTTTTGCCGGATGGATTTGATGGTTTTACACGCCACCAGCTCGAAGAATACGCAACAGCAATCGGCGTAGACCTAACCAGCGCGAGGAACAACAGCGAAAGGCAAAGTGCTATAATAAATGCTGTGCAAGGGCAATAAGATTGCATGATTGCAAAACAGGCGGCAGATTATCGCCTATTTTGCAATTTACATAACCGTCCAGTAGGGCGGTTTTTATTATAGCGAGGTGTAGAATGTGTATCATTACCAATGCGATAGGTGCAGTAGTGGCAGGCTTGATCATGGCTTTGTTTCTCCGGCTGTTTGGAGGTTCGGGTGCGATAGCTGTCTTTATTGTCCTTGCGTTATATTTTTGTTGTGACGTGGGCAAAAAAGTGCACAGTAAAACAAGGAAGGTAAAAAAATTATGAAGCACCCTTCAAGTATTCAGCAATGGCGCGACGCAACCGAAAAAGACAGGCGGGAGATTCCCACAAGCTGTTTCTTAACTGGTTTGGCGCGGACATATCCCTATAAATTTTGGCGTAACGGCAAGTGGGAAATCAGCAAAAGAATGTTGCAAGCGGCTATAAGCAGGGCAAATTCGCAGAACCGCCCAGACATTTCCCGCAAAGCAAGCAGATTGTTAAAAGAGCATTTTGGGGGTTAGACATGGAAAAAATAGAAAAGAAACGCCCAACACATGAGGAGCTAGAGGCAGCAGCAGAGGCAGCAGCTATGCCATTGCACGAGATTCTTTGCGAGTGTTATCACCCCCACGCAATGGCCATCGTAACGCAATCGAGCGTTAAAATTGTCGCGGGAGACATTGGGATGCCACTTGATGTTCCCGATTAAATTTAAGCCCGCAAGGCCCACATTCATCTGCAATGCAATCCACGTCGCCGATTATGAAGATTTGCATTACTGGGCTGAAAAATCCCGCGAATACTGGACAGAAGTTTGTGTTTTTCCATCTTTGCGGGTGATTTTGTACGGGTGAACGACTTTTATTATAGGAGGGGTGACAAGCCGTGCTGCAAAAGCTGAACAGCATAGTTTTGATGGTGTGCAGGCACCTTAATAACTATTTTATTTCGGACAGGAGCATCCCATTTTTGAGGCTTGAAGGCAACTTTACTGTAGCTGACAGCGAAATCGCCCTGCCGAACGGCTTCAAAAAAAACATGTGGATAGCCATCCAGGGAAGCCATTTTAACAACGGCATGTTCAAGCTCGGGCAATATCTCCCTGACACTCCCCTACATTTGACGAACGGCACAGATGTCGTGGCAGCCGAGGATGAAGAGTTTAGCGGCATTGTTTGGTTGTTGAGATTCCCCCCGGGGTTCATTGAAATATGCAACGAAATAAAGGCATATATGGAGAACCCTGAAAATTTTCCAAGCGCAAAAACCAAGGAAAGTGTAATCGGGTTTTACTCGTGGACAAAATCCACAGGCCCTGACGGCAAGTCGTTAACCGTATTTGATGTTTTTGCGGATAGGCTTACACCGTGGCGCAAGCCAGCCAGTGGTTTCGATATTAACCAGAGCATAATACAAAAATCCATGAGCGCGCCAGATAGCGGCGGTGGCGGCAATGGTGGTGAAACCACGCCAACGCAACATATAGTGACGGTTTCAAATTGGGATACATTTAACCCCGCAACTCTAAACATCCCTGTAGGCGGCCAGAGGAACATTGTAGGCGCAGGCGCACCTACAGAAACTGGCGCACCTGTGAATGGAAATGCTACTGCTGGGGCTGGCACAGTAGTTAGAACTGGCGCAAATATTTATGTCGTACAGCTACGAAGGGCGGTGGCATCAAACAATGTCATCCCCGTGCTGTTTCAGAGGCATTTTGATGCCAACACCGAAACGTGGGCGGATTGGGTTGATTTTGTTGATAGCCGGATGCTACGCGATATTACTGGTGGGGGCGGCATAACGCAACGACAACTTGAAGAAGCACTAGCAACAAAACAAGACAAGATGGCACCATTAACCAACGCTGAAATAGCGGAAATGTTCAAAAATTCAGGAGGGATTTAGAATGCCACCAATTACAAACTTTTTAGACAGGGACGCAACACATTTCCTTATCACATTAATAAATAATCTCATTGAAGAAAAAACACAGCTAAACATCGTCACCACCATTGACGAGAATAGCACCAATCAGCAAATTCCCGGTGCGGCGGCTGTGTTCCATGCGATTGTTGCTGCGCTTGCCGATGTGGGCGCATTGCACTATGAAGTGGTTTCCACATTGCCTGCCACCGGGCGAAGCAACATTATTTATCTCGTACAAGTCACAGATGTGCAGGGAACGTATACAATGCACATTTACAGCGGCGGCCAATGGCGCAATATCGGCACCACGGATATTGACTTGACTGGATATTGGTCCAAGATAGAGCTCGCAGCCATGACAAATGCAGATGTGCTAGAAATTTGGGATGAGATAGCGGGGGCGTAGGGCTATGGGCTATATCTTTTTGACCGAAGACAACATTAGGCTTGTATTCAAACTATTGTTGAGTAAACAGCTGGACGCATTTCCACTTTTCATAAACCAATACGACCCTGAAACCACGGGTGGGTTTGACTACGATAATCTAACTTCCATAGGCTGGCATTTATTTAATGCTAACCCTATGGAAGTGTCTAATCATCCACCGGGGTTAAATATGCAAGAAATAGCCAATGCGAATGTACTTGTAATCGGCAACGAGCATAACCTGATTCAGATTTCGCATAACGCATCCAATACACGGATTACAACGCATTGGCGATTGCGATTTATGAGCTGGGGCGGAGACGGTTTTGTGCCCTCGTGGACTTCCTGGGAAAACACCACGCCCGTCTTAAATTTACAAGACAAGCTTAATGATATTGACGCGCGATTTACAGGGGTGGGCGATACTTTAAGTTATCTTCTGGATAGAGTTGACGCTGGGCCAGCACTTGGCACTCTTGGGGATTTGCCAATTGGAAGTATTGTCCCTATTCCAGTGGATGGCGTGTTTAGGCCGTTTGCGGTACTGCGTCATAACGGCGCACCAAATGCAAATTATGTAGGGTGGGGCAATTGCACATTTCTCATTCTAAACATGGCTTACGAAATGATGATTCAAAACACACCGTTTTATGTTGATAGCCCAGCCGATTATTGGATGGAAAATGACTTCATAACAATGCTGCCAGAAGGATTGCGCTCACGTTTGGTGCAGGGACGAATTCCGTTTGCAACGGGACTGACGGCCGGCACCATACAACAGGGGGTAAATGGATTGCTTCGCAGGGCCTTTACTTTGGCGGTCACAGAAATTGGGCACGTAGCAGGTGTGACAAACTCTTTCCCAATAGGCGCAGACTTCGGCGGCTTTCCAACGCAAGAAAGCCGCATCTTGCGTAACTCAGCAGGGCTTGGCGTGCTACAACATACCCGTAGCGTAAATACAACAGGCAACCATAACGTGGGCGTGTCTGCAGTTGGCAACATCGGCCCAGCCCACGCACTTACTGCTAATATGGCGGTGCGCCCGGTTATCGCGCTTCCGCCCGATGTTAGGGTTGCGGCGCATAATGTTTTGGTGGCATAGCAAGGAGTAATAAATGCTTGAAAACTATTACAAAACGTGGTACCTGCAGGCCTTAGTTGAAGTGGCAAGTGTACTTCCTCCGCCCTGGAACGTCCCGTTGTGGGAATACGGAGACGGTCGGGAAATAAAGGGCTTTTTTCGCCAAGACCAAAGCACGGAAGCACTGATTGCGGCAAGCCAAGGGGTACAGACCATGGGGCGTTTCGCCTGTCACCCGTCCGAAAGCCTAAAGCATGGTGACGTGCTTAGGAGTGAGGAATTAGGTGTTTTTATACGGCTGGAAGGCGACCCGCTACAATCACCCAAACTTGCCACAACGCAAGTTAAGACGCTCGCCGCAGTCGTAACCAGTCGTACTGTTGAAGAGCAAGCGGCAATTAAGGAAGCCGGATATAATAATCATTAACCGTCCAACAAAGGGCGGTTTTTTAGTGGGGTGAATTGCCGTGAATGACGTTAGCATAGGATTTCGCAACTTCTGGGGTATCGCGCCTTCGCCACCTGTCTTTCACGACCCTTTTGGCATCTCCGGCAATCAGGGGCGACATCCGGGGAGCGCACGGGTGTTGATTAGCGGTATAGCATCGGACTTGTCGAATGATGTTACGACAACCTATCCGCGCGTGGTTGTTCCGATTGTCGAGCCTTCTCCAGGCAGCAATAACATCGCCGACGTAATCGTATGGGATAGACACCCATCCATACCGGGATTTACCCCTGCGATTTATGAAATCGCAAGACAGTTAAAAGAGCGCATACCTCTTGAGGGCGCGGAAATAATTTTACCAAATGGTGCGATTCAAATATTCCGAGGAGACACATTCTTCTCTGGATTTTTAAGTGAGCCAAGCGATAGGCTTGTCGTTGGTGCTAGATTTGCTGTTGTGTTCCGAGGAAACAATTATGAGTGATTTTTCACAGAACGAGGTGTTTGATATAAACGAGTTGTTGGAAATTTGGGGTGGAATGACCGCCTGCCCCATAACGGGACTTGCAACCATCGAAAAACAACACATTGAAAAGGCAATCGAAATTTGTGTTGCAGAAATGGAAAGGCAGACAAGCCCTGAAATTCAGCTTGCAATTGCGAACGGAAAAATCGAGGGCATGGAATTTGCACTAAACGCGCTAACGCGTCAAAAATAAAAGGAGTGGACAATATGAGCTTATCACTAGGAAGCCGTACAAGCAGAACGGCCGACAGCCTTGTAACAGGTGCAGGCAAAGTCTTTATGGGTTTGGATATTTTGACGGTAATAACTTCGCCAGCGGCAAACTACAAAGACGATATCCAGCCATTTTTACAAACCAACATTGACAAGGAATATTCGGGAACCAGAGGCGGAAACACTTTTACCCGCGACCTTGAAACCCGTGACCTGGAAATAGACGGTGACGACCCCTACGAGCAGGAAATCACATCAAACAGTGGCACACTGGCAATGACGCTGGTTGATATTACACAACGGGTGCTGAGAACAACTGCACCGATGGAGCGCGACGTGGCTACAGGGGCTCTAATCCCGTCCAGGACGATGAAGGACGAGCACTATCATTCATTGACGCTGATTGCCGGCAGGGTTGGTGAAAAGGGCTGGCAGATTATCCACATTCCGCGAACGACTGGGGCCGACAGTGTGGCGCAAGAGTTTGCCGAACGCGGGGAAAGCACGCTCCCTGCCACATTTGTTGCGAGGCGGGAGAGGGACATTACAGGGGAATCCCGTCCACCGTACTACATTTGGACATTCGACGCGGAGGGCAACATGGAATTGGACGAAGGCGCGGGCGGAATTACCGGCGCGGCGGCAAAATTTCAAGATGAAATGAAGGCCGCAAGCGCGAGACTGGCAGGGGCTCAAAGCGGCGTCGCTGCCGTACGGGCAAGAATCCGAGCCGCAGAAGCCGCCGCAGAAGCGGAGGCCGCAACAAAGGCCGCAACACCAACACCAGCAAACAGGCGCAATCAAGAATACAACACGGGGGAATAATTAGATGGCAGACATAAACAGGCTACTTTCCAAGCTAAGGAACAGGGCAAGCGAAATTGACGAGCTGGAAGCGGCGTATATGCGCCTTACCATTTCCCGGGTGCTTTCACCCGGCAAGGCTGAGCGTATAGCTTCGAGCGTGATAACGTTGATGTCGCGGATTGAGGAAATTGGCAAGAAGCGCAAGGAAGCAAGTGATAAATTTAACGCCGTGATAAACGATGAGGGCGCAACTCTTGAAGAAAAAGAAGCGGCGCAAAATGCGATAAACGAAGACGGAAAGAATATTTTACAGTCGTATCTTGATTTTGTATTTAAGCATGAAAAAGACTTGGTTTATGGCTTAATTGCCACTGTTTTCGATATCGACAATGAAGATGTCGAAGACGTGCCTTTGTCGTGCATCTACGAGTGTATTATCAAGGACAAGGTGTTGCGCTCTTTTTTGCCACGGTTGGCAATATTGGATGCGCGTACGCAATCAGATATATTGCCGAATGTCGCGCCCTTCCCACAATCGCAGCCTACACCCTCTACATTAAATCGAGAGCAGAGAAGGAAAGCGTCGACCGGGAAGAATTAGCAAAATGGCGGAAATATGAAGTCTCGCGCGACACGTTTCTTGCAGACCAGCTGTGGATTTTGAATAATTGGACAATTGCGTGTAATTCGGGCGGCAAAAAGAAGCACGAATACCCAGTGTGGCACGAAACGCTACATGAACTGTTTGGTAATGAAGCGGCGCGCGAAAAAGATAGTGGGGCCGATGAAAAATCCCCAGATGATTTGGATTTGCTAATATATGGCACTGTCAAAACAGAAAATGAGGAACATGGATGAAGGCTGAACTTGCCTGCACTGACATAACCGAAAACCTATGCCAGCATTGCGCGTACTGTTGCCTAAAAACGCTTTTGCCTGTGAATGCCCTGACCTCTCAAACATATGAATACCTTGTCATGGTTATGGAATCACGAGGATTTAGCGTATACGCCTACGATGAAGACGACGGCACGCTACTTTTTGACATGGGCGCATGTCCATATTTAAGGCGAAAAGGCGAAATGTATGGATGTGGGGTTCACGGCACAGCGGCAAGGCCGAAAAAATGCAAAAAATTCAACTGTGCTGCGTGGGCGGCGGTCGGAGAAGAGGATAATACTGTTTTTACGGACTACGCACTGGGGATTTACAACTGGTTAAATGGGGGCGAAAGCAGTGGCGAATAAATTTAATCCACCATTCGAAGGTTTTGAAGTCGAGGACATAATCGCAAGCGTGTGCAGTTTTGGAATTTATCCCGTGACGATTGCGTTTAAGCGAGTTTTTGGCAACATGGGAAAACAAAAATGAGTCGAGAAGTAAAATGCCCGTGTGGTTGTGGCCGTACTATTGCAAAGGTAGATGGCAAAAATACAACTGTATGGTGCAAAACCTGCAAAAAAGAAGTGGCATTGCCCAAATTGCCGGACGAAAACAACAAGAAACAGGGTTAATAGAGCCGTTGAGCCTCCCGTAAAAAGGAGGCGGCCACTATTAACCTTTTTTCAGTTTTTGCAAAAATAGGGCTCGATTCGCGCGAATTTGAGCAAGGTATAGCCGCCGCAGAGGGCAAAGGGCGCGGTTTCGGCGGCGTTATGGCAGATGTGGCAGTTGGAGTGGGTGCGGCCGCCGCCGCAATGGGCGCAGCACTGGTTGGTGTTGGTGTTGCGTCCGCGAATGTTGGACGAGACATTGACGGCTCCATGGGTGCAATACGCGCCCAAACGGGCATGACAACGGACGACACCAACACCCTGCGCGAAGCATGGCACTCGTGGGCGAAAGAAGGCGGCCATGACATACGCGAAATAGCCGCTGCCTATTCAAGCATAGCCGTAGCAGGTAATGACGTTGAGCACGGCCTGAATGTCATGGAAGCCGCCATGCGCTTGGCAGACGCGACAGGATTTGACCTTGGAAGTACGGCCTATCTTGTCGGACAGTACTTATTAAAAGTCGGAAAAGATTCACAATATGCCGACAAATACGTTGATTTATTTGCAATAGCAATACAAAACACGCAAATTGGACTTGGGGACTTGCAGAATTACCTTTTCCGCATGACCCCAGCTTTTGAGCAGTTCGGGGCAAGCGGCGAAACCAATGTAGCAATTTTATCGCGTCTCTATCAGGCTGGTATCCGAGGCGCGAACCTATATTCCGGCATGGGTACAATCATGATGGACTTTGCTACCGCAGGAGACATTTCGGCGGCGGCGATTGAAAGATTCGCGGTGGCAACGCATGACGCAAACGGCGTCGCCCTAAGCAACGAAGAAATCATGTTCAACGTTGCGGCGGCGATGGCAGACTACGGCGACCAAACAGAGGTTGCACGGTGGATAACTGACAACATGAACCAAACGCAACAAGCGGCCTGGTTTGAGTTTAAGAATTTGCATGAAGAAATACAAGATGAAGTCATTCCAAGTTTTACCGAATATGGTGTAGCCGCTGAAATGGCGGCAACTCGCGTTGACGGCGTTGAAAGCGGCCTGCGTTCAATGCGCGGCGCATTTACATTCCTGAAAGATACCGTTTGGGATTTTATCCGCATTCCCGTTGGCGAAGCCTTTGAGGGCATCGCGGTCAAAATGTCAAGCCTCGCAACCACATTTGCGCCTATGCTTGGCGGCGCGATTGGTGGCTTGGTTGGCATTCTCACAGGCGCGGAGGGCGCGTCTGATAAATTCGCGGAATCCGTAGGTAATATTGCAGAAGAAATAAACAGGCAGTTGCCCGTGTTCTTGGAGCGCGGAATTGATATTGTTGTCAATTTAATCGCAGGCGTAGCATCTGCGTTGCCAACGCTTGTAGAGGGCGTTGTTGAAATCATACCAACTGTAGCGCATACCATCTTAGACGCTTTGCCGGAATTAATCACAGCGGGAATCATGGTGGTTGTTGCGTTGATTAATGGCATGTCGGAAATGCTGCCCGATTTAGTGCCGATAGCAATTGAGGGCATAATTACAATCGTCAATGCCTTTATGAATAATCTGCCAATGCTTGTTGACGCAGCGATAGGTCTGATAATGGCACTTGCGGCAGCATTGACCGACCCGGCGAACTTGGCAATGCTAGCAGAAGCCGCACCGCAGTTGATTAGATTTTTTGCGCTATATTTGGGCGGCAAAGCGGCTTTGGCATTTGTCGGCAAAGCAACATATGCAATTGTCGGAAAAGTCAAAGCGGGCATCTATGGCGGCAAGGCTCTGATGGGCAAGGCTGGCATGGCGATGGTCGGCTTTTTTAAGAGCGGCATGACGAAGGGCGGCATAGGGTTAAAGTCCGCGGGCGGCACAATGGTTAAAGGTGTCGGAAAAGGCGCGACGGCAGCAGGCAAGGCCTTAAAGGCAATCGGCAAGGCAGTTGGCGCGTTGTTTTCAAAGGGCGTAAAGGCTGGTGCAAAAATTGGAAAGCTTGGCGGGAAAATCACCAAAGGTCTCGGCGCGGCATTAAAGGGCGGAAAAGGCGTAATGTCTAAAGCCGGCGACGGCATAGCAAAATCGTTTACTGGCGCACTAAAAGGCAAGGGTGGCGTGGGCGCAGCGGCAAAGGCCGGCAAGGGTTTGCTTGCCGCAATTGGCCCGAAAGGCTGGATTGCTGGGGGAGTAGTTGCGCTTGGCGTTGTAGCTTATCGAAACCGTGAGAAAATAGGCGCATTTTTCAACAACATGGGCGAAAGGGCGCGTGAAGCATTTCCGCGCGTTGCAGAGGCCGTTGACGGTGCTGTTGAAAGAATCCGCGGGCTTGTGTCAAGTGTGCGAGAAAACGCTGTTGCGATAGTTGATAATTTCAAAGAAGGCTTTGATGACCGCCGCGACCAGGGGTTCGGCGTGGTCGCCTCGTTCGCGGGTAGTGTGCTGGATGTTATGAGCGATAAGCTTCCCCTGCATTTCGGCGTCGCTGCCGACATGATGGGGAGTTTTATTGACGGGTTCACCTCCCGCCGTGCAGAGGGGTATGGGCTGGTTCGAAGCTTTGCCGGTGGCGTATTGGATGCCGCAAAAAGCGGCCTTGCGGGTATGCGCGAAATCGGCGAAAACACAATAATGTCATTTAGCAATGGTTTCGCCTCCCGTCGCGAAGAGGGCATGGGCGTTGTGCGCAGTTTCTTTGGCGGCATAGCGGACGCTGGTAGAAATATTTTAGGCATCTCATCGCCGTCAAAAGTATTCAGATATTTCGCAGACATGTCTTTGGATGGCTATATTGGCACGCTAAAAGATAGAGCGCGGGACGTATATAAAACCGTTGAGGATGTTTTTGGCGGTGTGGGCAAGTACGCGAGCACGCAATTTGACATAGGTGTGAATTCATTAAACGGTTACAGCCACATCAATGCTGCAACCGAAATGCCATCACAACCGAGGGGTGGAGATACCTACATTTATCCGACAATCGCTGTCAAATTCGAAGACGTAGACCAAGTCTCTAAGCTGATACAGCTTTTTGATGGTTTGCCGCATGGAAAAATAGTTGAGGTGGGGGTGTCATAGTCCATGTCAATACCACAACCACCACCGGGGCCGATAACCGGCCTTAGAACAGACCCGGGCAGCCCTATTAATATACGCCAAACTACCACAGTGTGGCTAGAAGGGGCGCTGCCTGCCGCAATGGGCGGAAGCTACAGTAATTTATACGACGTTGAAGTCCAGGCCACAAGCCCGTCAGGTGCCACAGGACATTCAACGTTCAGGCAACCTGCCAACACAATGATGAGAACGCCATTAACACTTACAATGGTAGGCATGTGGCGGTTCACAGCAAGGGTAATTGCCCTACCGTTCCATGATCCAAACTCACCACATGGTAGACTACCCGGCGAATGGCCATTCCCTCTACATCATTACTTCGAAGTATCAACTTTTCCACCGCTTTCACCAACAAACCTGGCACCAACTACGGTACAAAACCGCAGTGAGCCAATATCTCTATCGTGGCAGCACCGCCCGCGCCCGGGTGTGAGTGATCCTCAAATTGATTCAGAGGTCGAATATTGGCAAGGTGACGGCCCGAGGGCTGTTGTGTCGGGCGGTACCGCAAACAGGGTGACGCTCCCGGCAAATACTTTTACAACAAACAATGCGGTGAATTTCAGAGCAAGAACGCAGGGGGGCAATGGTGCCGGCTGGAGTGATTGGTCGGCCGCCGCTAGCTTCCCGCTAATAGTAACGCCCCCACCACAGCCGCCGATAAATTTAGCACCAACTACGGCGCAAAATCCCACACGTCAATTTGCTATATCCTGGCAACACGTGCCAGGAATAGGCCCGCAGGATACACAGGACGGCTCCGAAGTCGAATACTGGCAAGGCGCTGGGCCGAGGACAGTTTTGCCCGGTGAGTTTGGTAACAGAGTAAATTTACTGGCGGGAACATTTACGACGCTTACGCCTGTGAGTTTCCGGGCAAGGACGCACGGATTGCGCGGGGGGTGGGGTGAGTGGTCACCGACAGTAACCTTTCCATTGGTACTTGACCCGCCACTTGCACCAACCAGTTTATTACCAATCACTGAACAGAATCGAAGAACGCCTATAAATTTATCTTGGCGGCCCACACCTAACCCTGCAGATTGGGATACGCAATCGGAATCGCAAGTAGAAATTTGGCAAGATTCAAATAACAGGATGCAGATATATGCGGGAACTGGAAACCGCCTAGAACTGCCAAGCGACACATTTACAGACAACCGAACTGTGTATTTTCGTGCCAGAACGCAAACAATACGCAACGGCTGGGGTGCATGGTCTGCTGTTGCAGGCTTTCCGCTATCTTCGTTTCAATCGCTAGCACCGACAAACCTGCAACCAACGGAAGTGCGCAACCCACGCGTCGATATACCGCTGACCTGGCAATTTAATCGCAACCCCCAATGGTTCCCGAATGACGGGCAAACCAATTCGGAGGTAGAGGTGTGGCAGGGTGCAGGCGCAAGAATAACGATCAGCGGCGGAGCTGAAAACCGCGCTATTTTGCCGGCACTTACATTTGAGGCGCTTGTGCCAATTAATTTTAGAGCACGGACATACACAAATCTCGGGGGATGGGGGGAATGGTCAGAAGTGGCTACATTTAATTTGGCAATTTCACCATCCCTACCACCGACGTATTTGTCGCCGACAACGGCACAAAACCCACGCGGAACAATCCGTGCAAGCTGGCTACACACGCCTAACCTTGAAATGCCTGATGATGTGCAAACAGATTCCCAGGCACGATTTAGGCAAAACAATAGCCCTTGGGTCGTGTTTAGCGGTAGTGAACTTAATCAACTAGAATTGCCAGCCCACACGTTTACAGTCTACGATAATGTAGAGTGGCAAGCTAGAACGCACACGTCTATAAACGGCTGGGGCGAATGGTCAGACATTGCAACTTTTGAATTGCGCAAAACGCCGCCGAGGCCACCTATTTTAGCGCAGCCTGTTAACAGGGCTGTTCCCGCGACAGCTGGCGCATTTTTGCAGTGGAACTATCACTCTCCATATGATAATTTCCCAAGTCGTTTTGATGTGCGGTACCGCATAGAAGGTGATGCGGATTGGACAGAGATACAAATTGATTCTCAAGATGGACGCCCCGCAACAAGTAGCGCGATGACACGCAGCGAAGAAATGCAGCGAAGCGTGGAATGGCAGGTAAGGGCATACGGTAAATTGGGCGATGTGGGCGAATGGTCGGAAATTGCTATGTTTTCTACGATAGGCTCCCCTCAAAAGCCTATAATCAAAAACGTTACAAACAGTGGCAGGCCGGAGATAACTTTTTCAGTTGAAAACCCACAATTTACAAGGGCGTGGGAGATAGAAATACGCCGCAACAATGGCGAATTTGTCTATACCACTGGGAAGCGGGCATTTGTCGGCAACCTTTCGCATATCACAGAACGTTTTTTTAATAACGGGCATTATCTGGCACGTTTACGAATTGCTAATGAGCACGGCATTTCTTCTGAATGGGCAAATTTAGCGTTTTCTATTGCCGTTGTGCCACCGGAAGCTGTCGAGCTAAGCGCTGCAAACAACCTCGGATTTCATAATAAATTGTGGTTTGATGCCATAGGGCGAATGGCCTATGTGTATCGGGCAGAAATTGACAGTGACAAGTGGCTGCGAATTGCTAACGTGTCGAACGCGGACAGCTACGAAGATTGGACAGTTAGGCCGCGGCAGCGATATAAATATTTTATTCGCGTTGTTAGCGATAACTTCGGCTTCGCGGATAGCAATATTGAAACAGCGATGTCTAAATTCTTAGAAACCACCATTGCTACTGCCAACGCACCGTACGATACGATGAAGTTGCTGGGACAGCTCGATTCCAAACCGACCAAGGATAGTGACTTTAAGCAAGAAAAGACGTTAACTCATGTTCACGGACGCGAAAAGCCCATTGTACAAATTGGAATGCACACAGACAGGGTTCATGCCTTGTCTTTTTACGTGTCACTTGCAGGCCGCGACAGGCTAGAAGAATTGGCAAAGAGCAGCGGAACTCTAATCTTGCGTGACTGGCGCCTAGGTGTAACCTATGGAACCATAACAGGCGGGATAAGGGCAGGTTCTGACGGCTTTAGTAGCAACTGTCATGTTTCATTTAATTTTACAGAAACGGATTACCCGCAGGAGGTTGATATTGAATGAACAACCCCCGCAATTATTCAGAAAAAGCCATATATGACACCTTGCGGATTAAGGACGGCACCCGCAAGGTGTCATTTCGCTATGACCTTTTAGACCGGTTCGATGTAAAGCTTGACGCACTGGACGGAGTTACACATGCGGCTACATCTTACGGCGAATTTAGGCCAATAAAACGTTCTTTTACATGTAAGTTGAATGAACATGCACAAAAGGAAATTGACTTTTTAAGCGAGCAGATACAACCGTGGTTTGTGTTGCACATGTCAGATAAAAAGAATGATGTAGTCGAATGGCCGTTAGGCATTTTCATGGCAGATTCGCCGCACCGGAAAACAACAAGGGCGGTGAAAACTCGCGATATCGGCATGTCCGATAAAACGCTTGTTCTTGAGGGAGATAAGTTCTTACAACGCTTTTTCATAGAAAAAGGCACAAATTACAAAGAAGCCATCATGAGGATATTAAACAATGCCGGCATAACAAAAATCAACATCGCGGATACCGATCATGTGTTACTATCTGACAGAGAGTTCCCTATAGGCACTAAAATGAGCCTTGCCTGTAATGAATTGCTTCGTGAAATAAACTTCACCACGATACGGATTGACGAATACGGCTATGCGCGAAGCGAGCGGTATATAGAGCCATCGCGCAGGCAGGTTACGCAAGTGTACGACACCAACACAGATAGTGTTGTTATGCCTGAATTTACAGAAGAGCAAGACATTGCAGACCGCCCAAATGTTTTTGTGAGGGTGGCAATAAATCTTACCGGTGAAAAAGAGTTGAAGTCAATTGCTATTAACAACGACCCTGGCAGCCCTATTTCTACGGTAAGTCGCGGGCGTCAAATTGTAGACTTTCGCACGCTTCAAGAAATTGCAGACCAAGAAACACTTGATGCTTTTACCAGGCGGGCAGCGATAGAATCTACCAGTGCGTATGAGCATTTAACGTTTGGCACGGCCTTAATGCCTACACATGGGGATGCCGAAACGCTATTGTGCATTTTCCCTGATGTGCTTGACGGAGCTTTAACATTCCACGAAACATCATGGGAAATGCCACATGCACATGACGGAGTGATGACGCAC